GATATAGTGACATCATATATGAAAGTCAAATGGATGTAGCTATTGATTGTCTTAAAGTTAAAGGCTTCGTTAAACATGAAGCTCATTTTAAAGAAGATTTCATCGGTAGGATCATTTCAGGTCGTACTGATGAATATGCAACACAACTCGGTCCTTATACCTATACTGCATCAAAAATATTACAAGATGCCTGGTCTTTCCGTGACAAAGGTTGTGCCTTTGCTGAGATAGACAGGAATGAATTTTGTGATAAAATATTATATGCAGCAGGTGAAAATAGGGATACCATGGGTATGTGGATGCAATTAATTCAAGATGGTTTTGATAACCCTATATTCTTAAGTACTGATTATTCTAAATTTGATGCTCATATATCAACATATCATTTATTAATTGAACAAATGTTGTATGAGTATCTTTTTCCGAATAATCAAGATTTGCGTGCATTATTAAGATCACAACTTGTTTCTTTTGGTTCCATTAGTGCCAAAGATGGACAAATTAAATATAAAGTAGTAGGAACAAGAAAGAGTGGTGATCCAAATACGAGTGTTGGTAACAGTTTTCTCAATGCCATGATTCAACTCTTTGTTTTGAGTAAATTTATGGATGTTGAGATGATGTTATCAACCAATAAATTAAGGTTGGCAATTATGGGCGACGATACTATCATAGCATTAGATGGTGTTTATGTTAATCAAATGGAGTATGAAAACTGGATGGGATTGTGTGGTATGGAAGTTGATGCCAGTTACGGTGATTTGAGTCAAGTTAAATTCTGTTCATCAATGTTCGTACCATGTAGGCGCTCATTTGATAACAAAGACACTTATGTTATGGCACCTTTACCAGGTAGACAACTAATTAAAAGTGGTTGTTCCATCCATAAGTACACTGGTAAAGCAGTCAAAAATTGGGTTTTAACCAATTCTTTGGCAATGCGAACCGATTTATCGTGTTTACCTTGGATATCATGTTTCTATGATCGCGTGTTTAAAACTGCAGCCGGTGGTAAATCAGTGCCAGGTTTCATTGAGAAACATTGGTCAACTGAATACAAATATGATAGATCTATAGAAACTGATTTATGGTTTAAATTGAGATATGGTTATAATGATAAGGAGATTGGTTTGTTGCAGGAAGTCTTGGATACAGCCACTCCTAATTTTGAACATCCACTGGTTCAACGGTTATATGAGGTTGATATAGAAGAGAATTTCCCAACAACCTTCATGTTTACTGGTTTTAAAGAATTAAAAACTATTAAAGTAGTTCCAGTATTAGAACCAATTAAAGAAATACAAGTAATCAGTGATGATTTGAATTTATGTAATAATGAATTCAATGATCGCTGTAACAGTGGTTTACCATATTTCCCAAATATAAAACAAGATGCTGATTTAATTACTATTAGACGCAGAAATGCTCAATTACCTGAACTTAATAAACGCAATCCAGCACATGAAGTTGCTCAAGAGTTGCGTGAAGAGTTCGGAATGAGTAATCGCATCTATAATAAAATTAAAGGTGGTAAAGGTCTTCGTCATTATCAAAAGAAAGCAGCAATCAAAAAATCGAAGGCCCATAATAAACAACGACGTGGTGAAAGACGTCGTTCTGACTTTTTGAAAGACCACAAGAAAATTAAGGTAAAAGTACCAAAAAGAAATAGACAGAAGTGTTTAGCTGTTGCTTCACCTGTCTATAATCCTGTGAGTCCAAGAAGTCAGTTATCATTAGTATGTGGTTCTAAACATAC